CCCCGAAGGGGGTCGCGGGCATGAGCCCTTGGCATTCTGCCAACCATCTTACCGTAGCAGAGGAAGACCTTTCAACTATGGCGTGTCGATCATTCGGTAGTGTCTCAGGTACCATCGCCCTATATGGGTATGGTGGCCTGATCACAACATACACTCGTATGTCCCAGAAGGGGCAAGAGTGTTTGAATGTATCGATGAATGGATATCCTACTCCACATCCGTTTGATGTAAGTAGAGCTAAATGTTCCCCACCCATGTCCAATGGCTTTATGTTGACTTCTTCAAGTCAACCGAGTCATGGGCGTGCTTATTCGGGGTGCCCAAATGCCAACTTCACGGCTACTACAATTGCCGCGAACTGGTATCCAAGCGTTCCGAATGGGGCTCAAATGGCAGCTAGGCTACTTGCGGGTACAAACCCTACAAGGCCTAATATCCGTCTCCCTGTGTCTCTATTCGAGCTCAGGGAATTGCCTATGTTGTATCATCAGGCACTTACTTTCCTCACGGCAGGTCGCCGTGGAGATCGTCAAGGCAGGTACTGGAAAAGGCTTTCGCCTACCCAGCGACTTGCTAGTGCTAACTTAGCAACCCAATTTGGGGTGCTACCGATGATAAGAGACGTAAAGGCCCTGTTCGATTTCACCGACTCCGTTGACAAACGGAATAAGGAGCTCGACAGACTATACGACTCAAACGGTCTTAAGAGAAGGATGACTCTCCACCGTGGAGAGTCAAACTATACCCGTGCTTATACGTCTGAGCCAGTCTTGGCTAAGACCGCTAGGGGCAAGGGTACAGTCCACACTTGGGGAACCGTCCGTTGGAAACCCAACGAACGCCCCTCAAGTCCTGGCAGACCGACTGACAAAGAAGTCAAGCGGATGTTACTCGGCCTCACAGCCGGAGACATACCTGCCAACTTGTGGAACGCGCTTCCATGGTCTTGGTTGGTCGACTGGTTCACTAACGCGGGAGATATCCTGCAAGCGAACCAAGGCCGACTAGTCTGCTACCCGACGGGGCTATGTGTGATGAACTATCGAAGGTTCGATTGGACCTCAGATGCATTCACCGTAGTAACCACGTCGGGATCGCGGACAGAGACTGTGACTGTCTCCCCTGGCTTAACACGCCATGAGAGCAAGTTGCGCGATTTACCTTCTGCTACACTATCAGCATCGATTCCGTTCCTAGGAGCGGATTCATTGTCGATCCTTGGTTCACTAGCTGTATCTAGGGGCAAATTCTCTTCGAGAATTAATCCTGGATTGCCGCCTTGGCGTCCAGGATCCCTGCGTTAGTGCGACATCCCGTCGTTCTAACTTTACAGCAAACCAAGGAGTGAACGTTATGCTGTCCAATACACTTGCACTTACCATCGGCGCTGAACCCGAGATCACACTGACGAGAGTCAGTGAGCCCGGAGGTTCCTCGCGGTACCTTCTTCGAACGAGTATCAGGGAAGTTTCCCTGGATATTCGCCAGAACTCGTCTTCCCGAGCAGGGAAGAAGATTGTCAGCTACAACATGTTGCTGACGGTACGGTACCCAGACACCGTCGATGCCTTCGGACATGAATACACGTCGTCCTTCACAGGACGATTTGAAGACTTGTCCGATCCGGACTTTTCGAGCGACGCTCAGAAAGCCCTGCATGTGCTTGGTGCGACTGTTATGTCGAACCTCGCTGCCGGTGAAGTTTAACGGCTTCACCGGCTCCAGGTGTAATTGACTGACGACTGAAACGTCGTTAGCCAATGCAGCGTATTGAAGATGGCCACCATTGAAAGGATGTGCCCATGAAAAGCTTCATAAACACGTTTACCTTGCTGTACGATGCTCTATCAAAAGACATCGTAGCAACGTACCCCTCTCTCTGTGACGACATAGCTAAGGACCTCACCCGTCTTTCGCGTGCTCTAGATCATGAGGGTCTTGGTTTCATAACCATTACCCATGGTGAAATGGAGAAGGCCTTTTTACAAGGTCTTTCGCAAAAGAAGAGACTTGGTTTGGACACCGGCCTCGTAAGAGGGTTCGGATCCAAGTCGAATGTTGATGCTCGCCCTGCTTACATGCATGGTTTGCTTCAACTGGTCTTTTCTGCAGAGGGAACGCTTTTGGACGACCCTGATCCAACTGCTATCTTCTTTCTTCGTCAATGGTTTTCCATGGCGAAGAAGATAGAGTTGCAGTGCACCCCTGACCGCATCGATGATGCGATCAAGGAATGGGTGGCGATAGATAATTCGCTACCGGATCATAGAGAGGAGACTTGGGATCATGATGATCCTAAGTGGAGGCGTCGGCAAGGTCATCCCCTTTATGGAGAAGTCCGTGTCGAATTTGACCTCTTTTCATCATCTGATGAAACCCCTACCTGGGATCTTGGACCTTATTGGAGCCAGCTTTCAAACCTATTCGGTTCGATCGTTGGGTCTTTTGGTGTTTTCGATCCTTGGGCTCTTCGTCCTAAGCATGGACCAGGAGCAACCGCAGACCAGAAGGAAGGTCTTAAGTACGACTTTCCCAATTGGCCAGCAAAGTTGCAGTCCATTTTCCCATGGGACTTCTTCGCGTCCGCAGACCTGGGTCTCTACAAGAGAGAATCAGGCACTGAGCCGCGAGAACGTGAAGTCCCCTGCGTCATGTACGCTGTTCCAAAAACGCAGAAGGAACCACGGCTTATTGCCGCGGAACCAACCGCACATCAATGGATCCAAGGTGGAATCCAACGATGGTTCGAGGAACAAGTTGTATACACCCCCTTACGGAGGTGCATCAACTTTAGGGATCAAAGCGAGTCGCAAAGACTCGCCTTGGAGGGCTCTCGGGATAGACTAATCGCAACTGTGGACTTGTCCGCAGCTAGCGACAGGCTATCGTCCCGACTTGTTGAGTACGCCTTTCAGAGCAATCCTGCTCTGCTAGACGCGCTTCATGCGTGTCGCAGTCGACTCACAAGGCTTCCTACCGGTGAAATTCACCGTATGAGGAAGTTTGCCCCTATGGGCTCTGCAGTATGTTTCCCCATTCAGACAATTGTCTTTACGGGCCTAGCATTGTTTTCAATAATGCTAACGCGTGGCGGCTCTGTTAGAGACGCTATGGAATCATACACGCACGAGGTTCAAGTCTTTGGGGATGATATCATTATCCCCGTGGACTCATACCCGGTACTGTGCAAACTCTTGACCAGCCTTCGACTGAAGGTGAACGAGAACAAGTCATTCGCCAGCGGATTCTTCCGTGAAGCTTGTGGCATGGACGCGTTCAATGGGGTCGACGTGACCCCAGCTCGTGTCAAGAGGATATACAGCAAGTCGGACCCATCTGCCTTGCAGGCAACGGTGGAGGCAGCCAACAACCTTTTTCGTAAAGGTCTATGGCATACCTCAGCCGCCCTGCTAAAGACAATACCAATAGCCGAGAGGAAACTCTTAGCCGTTGGCGGCCAGGCAGGTGGGGCCGTATCACTATATTCATTCTGTGGAGCACTCAATACCAACTTGCGTTGGAACGGGGATACCCATCAGTTTGAACGAAGGACCATAGGCGTTCTATCTAAGAACACTATGAGCCATAGTGACGGCGACGCAGGGCTAGTTCAGTTCTTTAGTGAGGAACCGAACCCAGATACTCACTATGAGTCTGGTCAGCCGGGCAAGTCCAAACTTCGAAAGAAGGTTGGATACTACCCTCTAGGCTGATAGCATTCTGCCGAGGATAAACACCCTCGTGGACTACCAGTAATGGTAGAGAAGGAAGACATTCTGTCAACCTCTAAAGGAGCACAGCTGTG